ATCTTGTAACCAAAGTCACTTGTAGGATCGGTGATTTGACGGATTAAAACCTCACCATCACGGGCCAGAGCCTCGATAAACATCCTTTGACAGTCGATCAAAGACATCTGACCGTCAACTGTGCAATTTCCTTTCTTGGCCCACTTCTTCCAAGCAGCCTCAATCGTTGAATTCGCAATCGTATCAAGACTGCCATCAGCATCACGGGACTTGGCATTTACTCTAATGCCGTTATGTCCGACCACGTTAGACGTTAGAAGGTTAAGATATCTAGCAACGTAAGCGTCATTTCGTGACAATTCACGGCTTCTGTTTCTCAACGTGACCAGTGCTTGCCTTAGTTCCTGATCTGCTGAAGCTGATGAACTAAAAAAGTCGGCAAATAACCGACCACCTTGAGCACCTTTGAACGATCTTTGTAATTTGACCGCCTTGCGAACCTCTTTGCGTTTAAACGGATTCCAAGCCATTAAAATCTTACTCCGATTAGGTTGCCGCTCGGCTTCTTGTTACGGATTCGAGCCTTCTTGACTTCTTCGTTGTATTCGGCGCGGTATCTATCTCTGACAGTAAATAGCTCATCGATAGACATCCTAGAAAGGCTTCTGCCAGCGATACTAAATGAACTTTGGTCGATAGTAGCCCTGTTCTCAATAACAGCCTGAACAGCGTCTAAGACCTTTTTGGCGTGTGTCCTAAGATCTGCGTTTGTGTCTGCGTAGTTAGCAACCAAGGTTGTCAAACCGTTATCAACTGCGACTCTTTCTGAATCAGAAGTCCTTGTGATAAACGCATACCACTTATACTGATGGGCGTTATAGTTCGCTGTAGTAGATGAATCGACTTCTACAATATAGGCTGTGGTCGTTTCTGAAGCCGTAATAGTGAACTGATGATTACCACCGCCGCCAGTTTCACAATGAAATTCATACGTTAAAGCGTACTGGTCTGTTGGGTAATCCGTAACAAGGTCGGGACGTTGCCAAACCCAACGATCACCGACGACTAAAGTCTCAGGTTCTTGGCTTGGGTAATTCGCACTTTCAAAAAGGTTAGCCATTCTATCGCCATGCGTTAGTGTAATTTTGTCGCGGCCTTCTTTGCACAGGTCTCCTTTGAACAGGAGTTAAATCAGGCTCGACTTCTTCAACCAATTCTGGTTTTTCCGATTTTGCCTGAATCCTAGCCGCAATGCTATTGACATTCGCGTTGATTATACTATATGCACACCAACTGTACACCATGCAATCCAGCGATTCATTCCTTGGGCGGATTTTCTGAAATACCCGCTTTTTATATCCTCTAACGAATCTGGTAACGATCTTCTCAGCCGTAAGCTGTCGGAAGTATTCATCGTTTAGAATGTCTGAGAAATGAACGAACCCAGCGCCTTCTTCTTGAATTCTTAGCCTCGCAAAGATCATATCTTTAGCGGTATCAACTCCGACTGGAAACAATCGGCATCTGACAGTGTTATTTCTTGAAGGCTTGCCAGCTATCGGTCTGCCTTCACCGCCAACACCCTTGACCGCGAAGACCCTGCGCCCGAAGTTCTTGTTGGCGTACTGATAGACCGTGTTGGTAAAGTGACCGCCAGAGTCAATTGCTGTGGCTCTGATAGCCAATTCTCTGCCGTCTTCTGTTTCAAATGTACGCGATATCTGGGAATCTAGCGCACTCCACAATTGAGGTGTAGACGGATCGCCATACATTATCTGATGATCTATAACCCAAGATTCCTCATCTTTTCCAATTCCCATAAACGTCATTTCTAGTCGGTCGTCCTGAACGTCAACGCCAGCGACAATCAAAATAACCCCTTCGGGCACTTTGTCGAAGTGTTCTTTCCTTTCCATCAGGTTCAACTCGCTGACAGATTCTCCTGCATCCTCCCAGACTTCCCCTAAATATGTATTAGTCCAGACTTTGAGCTGTTCTGGATTCTTCTTGACCGCTAAGAATTCCCTAACGCCGTCAGCCAATGGAGTCCAAGGTGAATAAAGTCCTGATATCTTGAAGCCAGCAATGCCCTTAAAGTCTTCTTGAGCTACCCAACGACCGTTCCTGATAGACCATCTTCTATCTGCATCAGACCAGAGCACCCCGCACTCGTCACATAAGTATTGAGCCGTGTCGGGATCTTTGTCAGTCCATCGGACGCTTGCCCATTTTAACGTCTGTTCATGGTCGCAATGCTTGCAAGGAATGAAGTATTCGCGCTGATCAGATCCTTCATAAGCATCTTCTATTCTTGAAACACCCTTGATCGTCGGGGTCGATACCATGATGATCTTGCGGTTCCAGAAAGTAGACGTTCGCTTCTTACCTAGATTGACAGGGTCGCCTTCTGATCCTGCTGATGCTGGGAATCGGTCAACCTCGTCTGCTAGTAAAATTCTGATTGGTCTTGAAGCAAGTCCTGCTGGACTATTAGCACCGACCAGAGAAAGACTACCTGCTGGGAAGATCTTGTGAAGCGTTGTGTTGCCTGAATCCCTAGCCCTTGGATCTTTGACTTTACCTTGAAGACAAGGCGTAGCCCTAAGAAGACCGTTAGCGATTCGATCCTTTGAGAACGACTGCGCCATTGATTCGGTAGGTTGTAGCATTAGGATCGGGCATGGATCGTGATCGATGTGAAACCCAATGATGTTAAGCAGAGCTTCAGACTTTCCTAGCTGCGCCCCAGCCATGACAACGACTTCTTTGACTTTAGGGTCAGAGCAAGCGTCCATAATCCCACGCTGGTATTCTGCGCGTGATGTATACCATTGACCCGCTTCCGAGCTTGATTGGCTGTCTAGCCTTCTGTTTGAATCAGCCCATGAACTAACCGTGAACTTCGGCGGCGGCTTCAGTAGCTTCATCCCATTCAATAGGATTGCTTTCGCTTTCGACGTTGTTTCCATAACTGGCAAGCTCTAATAATGTTTCATCAATAAATGACTGTAGAATATCCATGATGACATTGGTTTCTGTTTCATCTCTAATCAATGGCGCTGCTTTTGACGGGACAGATAAAATCTTAGACTTCATATCTGAAAGTATAATTTCCCATTCCTTTGCAACTTCAGAAGTAGCGACCAAAGTTTGATTCATGTGGTCTAATTCTATTTGTGCTTTGTCTGCTTGTATCCTTACCAACCTTGATTTCTCATTTTGATAATCTAATGGCTGGGCGGTATTGCCAACCATTCTTTCCTGAAGGTATCGGATGTAGCCTTGGACTGCTGGCGCTAATTCATATCGGTTTCTTTCCGTCTTAGGAATAACGCCTTCTTTAACTAACTGCTGAACCCTGCGCTCCGTAAGCAGTAGCAGTTTAGAAATAGTGCTAACTGGATAGGTTGGGCTTCCTGCGTCACTCATCATTAACCTTTAGGTCGTTAAACTTTCTGCCGTCTTCGTGAACTGCTTCTTTGCCAGTAAAGTCCTGCCAGCGTTTGATGATCACGTCACAGTATTTCTGATCGAGTTCCATCATGTAGCAATCACGATGGTTTTTTTCACAAGAAATCAAAGTAGATCCTGAGCCTCCGAATGCATCATATACGTTTTTTTTGTTTGGCTGATCTACCATTGCGATGTCTATTAGCTCTACAGGTTTCATCGTCGGATGAACTGTGTTGCGCTGTCTTTTCATCTGCCATATATCGCCGCGCAAAGTTTTATGTCCCCCAAAATCCCCGTAGTACCATATAATCTCGTGCTGCTTAAAATACTTATCCAAGTGCTGTGCAGGGTTCACCTTATCCCAAACAATCATGGCTTTTGGCGACCTAGCTATACCTTCTAATGCGCTGCGAAAAAGATGTGCGTACTGCCAAGAACAACAAACATACATCGTTTCGCACCCCATAATTGAATCTTTGAGAAATTGCACAAAATCATTATCGGCCATTTTATCGTTAGCAATCTTGTCTCTTTTGTCACTTACGCCCTGATAATCGATATTATAAGGCGGGTCGGTAAAAACCATATCGGCCTTTTGCCCATTCATTAGCTTATCAACCGCATCGATGCTAGTAGAGTCACCACACATCAGCCTATGATTACCTAGAACCCAGACATCACCTTCAACCGTGACGGGATCTTCAGGTACTTCAGGAACATCGTCTTCATCGGTCAACCCGTCAATCTGTTCAGGAATTAACAGTTTGCTTAACTCATCATCATCGAAACCTGTCAGCGATAAATCAAATCCGTCTTCGTTAAGCTGGCCTAGCTCTAACCTCAGAAGCTCATCATCCCAGCCAGCATTTAACGCCAGCTTGTTATCGGCGATGATATAGGCTTTTTTCTGAAAGTCGTTTAAATGGTCTAATCGGATGCAAGGCACTTCGGTTAGGCCAAGGCGCATCGCTGCCTTCATCCTTCCGTGGCCAGCTATGATCATGTTGTCTTTATCAACCAAGACTGGGTTGGTAAATCCAAACTCTTTTATGCTTGCAGCCACCTGTACCACTTGCTCATCTGAATGTGTCCGACTGTTGTTTGCGTAAGGCACTAATCCTTCAATCGGCAGCATTTCAATCGCTGGTGATGTTTTCTTTTTGGTCATGATTTTCCTATGTCAACGAAACGAATGATTTATTTCTATCGCTAGGCGAACACCGCGCTCGCTAATAACC